AGTTGGTTGGTGATCGCATCAATAGCCGACTTCAACCCGTTCGTGGCGTCCTCAGTCGGCCCACCGAACAAAGCAGCCAAAATGTTCGCGCCGAGACGGGCGAACGCGGTGTTCATGTTCTCAATCGACCCGGCGATCGTGTCCCCCGCGGTCTTCGCCATGCCCGCCGCGAACCGCTCAATCACATACTCGAGCTGCTCAATGCCGATCTGCCCATCCGAGATCGCCTTGGTCACATCGACCTGGGCGCCGTACACCTCGTTCAACCAGGCCTTGATCGGCAGATTCCGCAACTGGTTTTGCAGAATCCCCGCATCCACCTTGCCCTGGTTGATGACCTGGGTGAACGCCTGACCGATGTTGGCGATGTCATCCCCGGCGAACGCCGCCGCATCCGCAATGTTCGTCATGTACTGCTTGATGTCAGTGACACCGGAAGCGATCGCGTTCGTGGCCTGAGTGAACGCATCCGACAACGAATACGGGGTGCCCTGAACGGACGCCTCAACGTCCTTCATCACCTTCTGCACATCCACCCCGGTCTTACCCAAGGTGGTGAACGTGCGGTTCAGGTTGTTCAACCGGTTCGTCGCCGCATCCAACGCCGAATACCGTTCAAACCCTTTGAACAGGGTGTAGCCGGCCGCAGCGATACCGGCGGTGGCGGCAGCTTTGAACGCTGTCCCCAACGCTTTACCGGCCAGCGCACCGGTTTTCGCCGCCGCACCCTCATAGCCGGACAGGGTTTGCCTGATCGCACCCACCCCGGGCAGCGACGACGACAGCTCCGAGCCGAACGACTTCCCGAACCCGCGGCCCGCAGCCTTGCCGTGCTTGGAGAACTGGGAATCAAACCCCATCCCGTCGAGCTGCTTCTGCAACTCCTGCTTAAACGATCCGGTGGACGGGACGACGGACACATAGCCGACACCAAGCTCAATCGCCAACGCTATGTCACCGCCTTCTTTTGTCGTTCCCGCATCTGTTTGCGTCGCTCCGCTAAATCCGCCGCTGACTGCGGCTCAAGTTTCCCGCCCCGATTCGGCTTATCCTCGGGCCGTTTAATGGGTTTGGGCTGCGACCCTTTACCGGATCGCTGCCAGTTCGCCAACTGCAACGTGTGCAGGATCGCCGACAGGAAATCAATTTCGGCGGTCCACCACCACGACTTCGGGTGCTGCTCCCGGAAGATCGCCGACTCCTGGGTGGGCGGCAGATGCTGGATGAAGTCCCGCAAATCCGTCCACGACAGGGTGTCGCCGAGATCCCGCAGCCTCAGTCCGTGTCGGATGAGGTCGAAGTTGACCGCCCCTTCGTGCTCTTCGACGAACTTGTCGATCCCCGCAATTGTCCCAAAGGGACCGCTGAACCCTCATTCCAATCGGTGGAAATCTGCTCCAGCACACCCATCGGCATATCCGCGAGGATGTCGTACACGCTGTCCTCGACGAACGGCCGCAACGTCGCCAAAATGACTTCGTAGGAGCGGTCGTGCTCGGTTTTGGATTCGTCGGAGTCGTTGGTGATGGCGTCGATCGTTTTCATCATCTCCCGGAACTGGGGGCGGGGCATGAAATCGAATCGGGGCACGGTGAACGTCACCGGCTGCCGGCCGCCGACAGGTTTGCCGTTCTCGTCGAACGCGGCGTCACCGTTCTCGTCGAACGGCAACACGATGACGATCTTGGTGCGCTTGTCGTTGGGGCCAATGATGGGAGTGGACATGGACCGACCTTTCAATGAGTGAACCGGCACTACAAACAATTTGAAGAGTTCTGGCGGGTGGCAGGCCGGTCCAGGTTCACCACCCGCCAGAACGATCAGGGGGTGTTACGAACCGGCAGCCGAACCCGCATCGGAGATGTACTCCAGGACCGCCTCGGTGTTACCGGTGGCGGGCTTGTAGCAGTCGATGGTGATGGTGTAGGACAGCAGATCGTTGTGGACGTACTTCACGTCGTCCAGATCGACGACCATGCCTTCCTGCACGACCAGGCGGCGGATCTTGTTGCCGTCGACCACTTCCACCACGAACGAGCTGCGGGGAAGCTGCTTGGAGGAGTGGGCGATGGAGATGGTGCGGTTCCCGCCGCCGTCCACGCCGAGGGTGATCGAGTCGGCGCCGAACACCGTCTCCAACACGTCAGGGTCGGACTCCAGCAGCGTCAACTGCAACGATTCCTCGTAGTTGTCCTGCGTGGTTTTCACCAGGTCGGAACCGAAGGCGTAGTGCTTGGTGTTGGCGCGGTTCACCATCAAGGTGATTCCGTCCTCACCGAGCCAGCCGTGATCCACAAACAGACCCGACAGGGGGCTGGTGGCGTCGGTGGGGAGGGTGGTGCCCAGCGGCGCCCGGTAGAACACCCCGGCGTCGGTGGGGCGGGTAGGCGCCCAGATCAGAGATGAGTCGGCCATGATGTTATGCCCCTTTCAGGCATCGTGGACCGGCCCGAATGGGTTTGTTATGAAGTTATGTATTCAGTTGTCAGGATGGTGTTGTCGTTGACAGCAGAAGGTCGCCGTCGGTTTGCATCCGCTCCATCGACAGCAGATCAGGGTGCGGGCGGGAGATCGGGCCGTTGATGTTGCCCCAGTCCCGGATGAACACCCCATCGACGATGGTGCCGATCGCGTTGTGCATCGCCTCATCGACGGTGCTGGACATGGATTCCACCGTCTCGGGGTCCGGGCCGAAACACTCGATCAGGATGCGGGCCGAGTCGGTGACCACATTCGGTCTTGACCCGCCGATCCTCGACACCCGGATGAACCGGATCGGCACCTGACGGGGCATGTTCGCCGACACCTGGGCGTACACACCGAACGCATCCGACAGGATCGTGATCGCCGTCTTCAAAGCCGGTTTCGGTGTGGGCCACACGAACATCAGAACCTGCTAGCGTTCAACGCCCGCAACAGGGTGTTGTTCTTGGCGTCGTCGTTGATCGCTTCACCGGTGCCGGTCACCACCGAGGTGCGCCACCGGCCGTAAGGCCGGCGGGCACCCTGACGTGACCCGGTGAAATAGCCCTCTTCGTTGACGGACTCGTTGGCGGTGTCGGCGATGCCCTCACTGATGCCCTCAAGGAGTTTGATCAGCTTCGGCAACGACCGCATCTCATACAAGCCGTCGTCCCGCCACTTAATCTTCATCGTCAACCCCCACCGAACGCCACACACCCGAGGCGAACACCTGAACAAGTTTGTCGCCCTGCGGGCCGACCCAAATCTCCAGGTTGTTGTGCTCGTCGGTGGAGAACCGTGTCGCGCTGTCGAAATCAATGGTGGCGTTGTCGTCGGTTTCAACGAAGATCATTCGCCGGCCTCGCTGACCATCCCCACCGATCGGACACCCGGCCGGAACAAGTCCAACACGAGTTTCTGCGACTTCGTCAGCCACGGCCCACTGGAGGTTGCTGACTCCACACCCACCGCCACTTGGGCGTACTCGCGGGAGGTGGAGTAGCCGGTGGCGTCGTAGTTGGCGGTGGTGACAGTCGGTTTATTAAAAACCGCCACCACCATTTCCGCGACGACACGCGCCACCGGCCCCGGCACCGGGTCAGGGTAGTGACCCAAATATCCGAGCACCCTGTCCGAAGCCCGATCCAGCAGGCTTGAGACGATCGTGGACTCAGCGGATGTGAGTGACCGCCCGAGGGCGGCCACCACATCGTCGCTAGTGGCTAACGCCATCAGGAACCGGCGTTGATCACCGCGGCCACCGGAACGGGGGCCTCGTCGAACGCGGTCGCCCCGGTGGACAGCACGTAGCCGTAGCGGGCCTTGAACCGCAGAGCAACCATGTCCTTCTCGGCCAGGTTGATGCTGTTGACGGTGGCCTGATCCAGGAACTTCACCTGAATGTCCTGACGGACACCGACCCGGACGCGGCTGGAATCCACCACCAGGGCGGTGGCCAGCGAGTTGTCCCACGTGCCGTTCTGGGAGAACGAGGTGTTGAACCCGGCGAAGCTCTCATCCCGGAAGATGGGCAGGCCGTTGGCGTCACGCAGGTTGACCACGTCGTAGCGGAACGTCAGGTTCGCGCACAGCGTGTCCGGCATCAGGCCGAGAGCGGACAGATCCTTGGCCGACTTGTGGACTGCGCCCACGATGTCGTCGGCGTTGGCCGCACCCGAGGTGATGGTGTTGGTTTGCGAAGCGCCCGACGCCGCGGTGTACAGCGACGAACTCGTCCACGAGGCGGGCTTGCCGTAACCCCAGAAGATGGCCTGGTCGAGCTTCTGCCCGATCGCCTGGCCGGCGAGCATCGACACCTCGGTGAGGATGTCGGTGGTGGCGTCGTCGATGACGTTCTCGTGCACGGGCACGATGACGGCGATTTCCTCGGCCACCATCGTCACGTTCTTCCACCGCACCTCGCTGGTGGGCTTGGTGCCCGAAGCGTCACCCACATCCTCGGTGACCCACCCGGCCTGCGGCAGGCTGGCCAGCATCGGCAGGTTCGTCGTCTTGGTGCCCAGGTTGACGGTGGGGAACGCCTGCAACGCCTGCGAACCCGCCGCCGCCGCATCGAGAAGAACCTGGCTGTAGGCGTTCTCGATGAGGGTGGACACATCTGACCGGTTGATATCAACCATGATGTTTCCTCTCTATGTGCCCGCCGAGTTCGAAGCTCTTTGGGTGTCTAGTGTTGACGCAGCGCCCGAAGGGCCACTGCTGCTGCCTCTTTGGGGTCCATCCCCTGATCTGAGCCGGTCACACCGGACTTCAAACCCCGGGCAGGCTTACCCGGTTTGTCGCGCTGCGTTTGACGCCATTCCAGAAGCGCATCCGCCGACGCCTCCAGCTCCTCGAGTGTGGAGCCGGTCAACGCCGACGCGGGAACACCTTTCTGGGCGGCGACGGACTCACGCATCCTGATTTCCCGTTCGGAATTCAGTTCACGTTCCAGTTCGGCGGCGCGTTCTTGAGCCCGCTGCAAGTCTGTTTTAGCGGCCTCCTGGAACTCGTCGAACTTCTCGGCTTTCGC